GCGATGTATACCAGAGGACGACGAGCTAAAGCGAGAAGCAGAGCTAATTTCACAAGCAATTGCGTCACAAGAAATCAAGGGAATACAGCAATTGGAAATATATAAAGAAATCACAGACGAAAAAGGCCTTCCAGAACTACAAGAGATGCTCAAATTCAAAGGGGAAACGAAGCAGCCAGTCGATTTAACAAACATAGACGAACAATGGAGTAGTGAAGAGGCATACAAATTTGCAAGTCTTAGATTGGACGATATAAGAGTACTACCGCTATTCAAAGAAGCCGAAGACTGGATCGGAAAATCGTTAGGCATTTACAAATCACCAGAGCGTATTGGGTTAAATTTAATTTACAATCTTCACCCATACCGAGAAGAATTCAAAGCCGTAACACAGTGGTGTATTGTCACTGCAGAAGGGGATCTAAAGAAGCTGATCTACAATTTCAAATCATTAGAGCGACACACAAGAGCTCATTCTGTCTGGCTTAGGGAATATCTGACAACTAGATATGGCACGCTGGACAGAGAGGCACCACAAGTTCTATTCAGTAGTATCGGTGCAGTTTATGGCTACATAACTTCAACAATCTCGGGAGATCCAATTCCAGAAACAGTCGAAAAGATGTTGGCGCCTGCGGAGCTAAAGTACAAAGCAAAATTACTTTGGGGAGATCCAATCGTAGAGACAATCAAAGTATTAGGCAACCTGGACGGAAGCTATTTACAAGCACAATCAAAACATGTCCCAATGACATTTGAAGAATTCTTCTACACGTGGCACTTCCCGGATGGAGCAGCCAGTAGAATGAAGACCGAATCCAAACTTAGGCTAAAGAAAAGCGCTGTCCCTCATTACTTTGAAGCCGAGAAAATATATCAAGAGATGATGACTAGGAAGAAGTTTATCAATGTAGGGTTCACAAAGCCTGAAATTCAAAAGGCTCGCGCTGTTTTCCAAGGAGACTATTACTTCTTTTTGAAATGGATGTTCTATAGACAGCAATCTGTAAATCCGTTATTTTACTATGACACGTCACCATTGGGGGAAAGTCCAGAACGACAGCTAGAACGATTTGCAAGACAAATACCAGAGCCAGAGTTTCCAAATATTCCTTTGGATTACAAAGAATGGGATATGCAACAAGTAGAAGAGGAGTTAGAACTGTCAGCTAGAGTAGAAGGTGTGCTTGGCCAGTGGAAACCCGAACAAATCGATGAAGTAGCACACGAGTTAGCAGAACAACAGTACCTAGACTTTGAAGGCAAATTGATCAAAATATCGAGAGCTCTACTATCTGGACTACCTAATACGAGCACTTTGGGGCGAATTATTGGTGCATACTACCAAGCAATTGTAGATCAATATGCATTTGCTATTGTAAATAGACCAATTCGAAAGCAAACAATGGGAATGGGCGACGATCAAGATATTAAAGCAACTAGTCTTGCAGATGCCTGGCTAGAAGTATTCCTTTTTATTCGACTAGGCATGTCGATCAATTTAGTCAAGACACTTATGAAAGTGGGAGAGGCCGAATTTCTACGAAAGACCATTACCTATAATCAAATAGTCGGAGTCCCAGCAAGAGCAATCACGGCCGTACTCCAGGATAGACCAAGC